GGTGTATCCGCCGCCAGCGAAGCCGAACAGCCCGCCCAGCAACCCGCCGAACCCAGCCCCGCCGCCGCCAAACAGGCTTGCCAGAGGGCCCTGCCCGAGTAGCGCAGCCTGAGCCACGGCCTCGACCAGCGTGTTCAGTAACTTGTCGAGCGCTGCGTTTCCAGTCTCGATTGCGGGGATCAGCGACGAGAAGGCGTCATAGGCGGTATCGGCGAAGAATTCCGCCGTCTGCCGCGCCTGCTCCTGCTTGTCGCTCAGTTGTTCCGCCGCCACGCCGGCCTGCGCATAGGCCGTGGCCAGGCTCTCGATTTGCGCGCGCAATTCCGGCGTGATTGTCAGGCCTGATTTTTGCGCTGCCGTCAGCAATTCCTCAACCGCAGCAGCCTTTTCAACTGCAAACCCGTAATCGTCTATCAGCGGGTTAAGCCCTGCCTGTGCCACCGTTGTCGCCTGAATGGCTGCCGTGCGCTCCTTGATCTGTGCGATCTCGCGCGCATAGTCGCTTTCGCGGCTTTTTGCGCCATCCTTCTTTTTGCCCGGCAATCCGTACCTGGGATCATCCAGAGACACCGGCGTAAATCCAGCCTTCTCTGGCAACCGCCCAGTTGTGGTCGCTGCCTTCGCAGCAGCAGCGGTCGCGCTCTGGCGAATTACGTCAACAGTCAGAGCACCCGCTTCTTGCACTTGCTGTTCAAACGCCGCGTCGACGCGATCCCTGAGCGCTTTGGAAGATGTGACAGTAAGTGCCCCACCCAGGAAACTCTTCTGGACAGACCCGCCAGTGACAAGCGCACCAATGTTATCCAGTCCAGACGCCTCGGCCACGCCATTCGCAAAATTCTGCGCCACGCGAACCCCGTCCTGAAACGCTTTTATGACAGTCGCTATCTGCTCAACCAGCGCGCCAAAATCGGCCCTGCTGACGTATGAGGTGACATTATCGATTGCAGACCCGAAAGTGTTGGCGGCCTTACTCGACTCGTTGAAACGACCCGCCGCGTCGATCATCGCGGTCCTCAGGTTCGTCAATCTCTGACCGATGGTGAAAACGGAACTGGCCACCTTGTCCTTGAGGATCACCGAACCGACCTGGAACGCTTCAAAGAACGCTCTCGTTGGGACGCTGCCACTCTTCACAAGCTGCGTGAGTTTGCCGACATCGCCACTAGCCTCTTTGAGGCCCGCAGCTACAGCCTGCAAGAGCGGATACGCCCCGTCGATAAGAGAATTGTATTCCTGCGCCTGGACGACTGACCCGCCGAGAACCTGGCTCAATTGGAGAAGCGCGCCAGAAGCCTCTTGTGCCGTTTTGCCGCTCACCCGTAGCGACACCGCCACATTTTCAACGAACCGGCCCAGGTCTTCCTGCGATGCGCCCAGATTTGCAGCGGCCATAGACGCACGGCTGTAGAGCGTGACGAGATCCTCGATAGGAACAGCGTTGCGTTGCGCAGAGAGATAGAGTGCGTCGTAGACTTTCGTGAGTTTGTCGCCCTCTAACCCTGTTACCTTGAGCGCGTTCTGAATCTTCGTGGAACTATCAAGAAGCTGCTGGACACCGCGCAGAGAGGCAGCCGCTGCAAAAGCACCGGCAAGGCCCTTGGCCAGACCAGCAAAGCCCGCCGAAACAGTCTTGTTACTATTGGCCCATGTCCGCTCGATACTGCGCGTCTGCTTTACAGTGACGCCCTGGGCCCTGCGCATGGCATTCTCATACCCGCGCACGTCGGCACTTAACTGGACAACTAATCGCTCTAAGTCTGTTGCCATCAGTGCTTCGTCTCCATCCACGCCCACAATTCGTCGGCCTCAGCCGTCGAAAGTTCTTTGCCGGAATCGGGGTTGTGGGCTTTCGCGTAACCGTTGAGCGCTGCGAAGGTCTGCCACATGCTCATACCATTCACCGCGACGGGTGAAAAGCCTATGGCTGCGCAGGCCCCGTAGACTTCGCCGAATCGGATCTTGCCGCGCGGGAGGTCATCGATCCGGTCGCCGGCTTGCGCTTTTTTTTTACGATTTCCTCGTCGGGTGCACCCATACAACCAGCCGCAAGAATGGCGATGGCAGTCTGGAGGTTTTCCATCGGCGGCCGCGACTCGACATAGGAACGGACCAGTTTCAGCGCGTCGACAGGAACCATACCGCCGCCGACCAGACCGAGCCTTATGATGTTGCTCAGATGCTCGACACGCCAATGCCCTGCATATATTTGTTGCAGGAGGTAATATGGGCCAGCGTCGACCGCCTCCTGCAACTTTGCAATCTCACCCCAGCCGAGCCGGAAATGATGCTCGCCATCCGCCCAATCGAGCGTGACAGAGGCGTCACGACTCATCAAACAACGACCTTCGTCATGATGCCGTCCGACTGCATAGAGATATTCGCCGTCGCGCGCTGTCCATTATTTGCGCCAACATCCATGCTTTCGACGTGCATGGCCCCTGTGAAAGTGATTGTCTTAGCCGGGAACTCGATCTCGACCTTGGCCGGAATAGAGTCGACGCTGTAGAAAGCATCAAGCCAGCTTTCCACGGATTCCGAGGCGAGCACGCCTTCGCCTGAGACCGCCATGGACAGCGACACGGCATCACGGCCGAGCCAGTCGATCGCATCCGGATCGAGGCAGTCCGGGATGGAAAACTCGTTCAGTGCCTTGTTGAAAGTAACCGAGCGATTGGTGAACCCGCATGGCGTAGTGTATGTACCGCTGCCGAGCAGGTCGAGAAGGACACGGACCTTGCCGCCTTTGATGGTTACCGGCTGTGCCATTTGAAAGTTCTCCTTTTAGGTGGGTTGTTCCGCGAACGCTTCAAATGTGATCGCGGCATGTGAGGTCAGGCCATCCGGGTCGCGGAAGGTTCGAGTGGTGCGGTGCTGGAAATAGGCCAGTGCGTTGTGCTCGATGAACAATTCGGTTTTCAGTGCAGACCGGACTGCATCGCCAATGGATCGCACTTCAGGAAAGCCAAGCTTGCGTGACCAGCAGTCGATTTGAAGCGAGATATTGAACCCGTCGATGCAGTCGTATTCCTCACTGACCTCATCGCTCGGGCCGAGTGAAATGTATGGAAACAACACGCCTGCGGGCACGCTGTCATAGACCCGTCCGGCGACCAGTGCCGCAACAGCACCGTCATCTTTGAGGCGGGCAACAATCGCGCCCTGCAATTCCAGTGTAGGTGATGTCACGTTGCTGCCACCTTTTTAGCCGCCATCGTTCCGGCGCGCTTGATGCGAGACTTGGCGCGCTTGCGGAGCGCCCTGTAGGACACAAAAAAGAACGGATGCGCCGCCATCTTCTGAGTGCCGAATTCAATCCATCGGGCGTAATATGCGTCGCTGTCGCCGGCATAGACTGTCGCTGTCATGTCGCCGGTCTTACCTGTTGCCAGGATGCGCGCGCCCTTTGGCGGATCGCCGAACGTCCAGCCGATGCTGCCTGCGAGCCGTCCGCTGTCCTTTGGAACAAGGCTTTCGGCCAGGTCCGCGATTTCCCGAGCCGATGCGGCGATGGCCTTGCGGATTTCCTCTTTTGCCACCTCAGGCAGTGCCGCCAGCTTGCGATTGAGCCGATCGACGTTCAAAACCCTGACTGTCACGCCGCGACGCCACTTTCGACGGTCAGATATACCCATGCCCGGTCGGTAATGGCATCGACAGCATCGATCGCGTACAGCGTGCCGTGCCTATCCCGCATGCGCCAATCCGTTGTTATCTGCCGCGAGGCGACCGACGACCGGACATAGACACCGAACACGTTCCTGCCCTCCAAACGGGCTGCTACGACTGCCTCCGATCCGCCGCGATAGCGAAACTCGGCAGCGCATGAATATTGTTCATTCCAGTCGCCAGACACATCGTTGCCATATCCATCGGCGACTGGAACGCGAACGTCGAACGATACCCGCTCGCTAAGACTATCGGCCGTTGGGCTTTTTGCCATCGTGAGCCTTCATTGCCGCAAAAACCGGATCCACATCAGATCGTGACGCCCGGATCGCTGATCTTGACGGTCAGGACGGTCGTCGTTTTCGCCTGGCCGAGAATGATCGTATCATCGCCGGACAGCACATCGGCAACTACGCCGATTTCGCCGGGAGTTGGCGAAAGATAGTATGCAAGTCCGGCAGTCATGGTCGCGCCGATCGTAACGTCGCCTGCGCGTGCAATAGCGAGGGGTTGACCGGCGCTAGCGCCGTTGAGCGCAATGCCGCGCGGATCGCGAGCAAGAGCCGTTGCCGAATCAGCGTCGGCGATCTTGTACTTGCCGTCAGCAGTGTCGCGATAAACGACCATGCCTGCGGTTATCGTTGCGCCAGATGTGCCGTGCTCGATAGTTGCACTGGCACCAGCAATGACGCTGGCTGCGGTGATTGACAAAGATGGCATGGGTGCATTCTCCTATTGATGGGAACAGTTAGACGCGCAACAAACGGTGCTTTGCTTCAAGACTTTCAGCACGTTCGATAAGAATGGCGGTCCATGCGCCAGGTGGGTCAAAACTCGCCTTCACCCGAAGCAAAATAGCCATTTTGATGTCCTGGAATACGTCGGCGACCGGCTTGCCCGCGACATATGTCACGCTGACTGCATCGGACCGGGTATACGTCGATGTCGGCCATTTCTGGTCCGGCTTGAGCATCACATACGGACCAAGTTCGTCAGTCAGAACCTGATAGACTGCGCTCGACAGCGTCTGTGAAATGTTGTCGGTCCCATCGAAATAGGTCACGACTGCACCGGACGCATACGGACCGACAGGAAGCCTCATGCAGTCCGAGAACGCGTCAAAATCCTGCCGCCACGTCTGCGTAACGATTGCTTGCCCAAGAGCCCCGGAATAT